TGTTCACAGTGTCCAGAGCGTCCATCAGAAAACTCCCAAGGCTTGGAGCGCAGAGAAGAAGATCTCTGCGCTCACATAGATCTCGGCGGCTTGCCGAAGCAGCATCAATGCCAAGGTCATGAGTATTGCCCCCTCTCATTGCGCTTCGGTTTCCAGCCGTTTGCTCGGCGCGTGGCCCAGCCTTTAAGCATTTTTGCTCGTTGGTCGATGTTGGGATTGATGGTGGCTTTGCGCTGATTCCGTCGCTGTTCAGACAATGTTGCCCATCGGCAATTGTCTGGCTCGTAGTCACCGCTGTTGTCTTTGCGGTCGAGCGTGAGACCTAAAGGGCGTGGCCCCATATCCGCGAGAAAGTTCGCAAACGTAAACCAACGCTCGCAGACTTTGATGCCGCGAGCACCATAATACTTGAAGCTATCCTGCGCTGGATTTGTGCAGCGGCTTATCATTCCGTACCAGCTGCGATATTCCGGCGATGGCGTGCCCCGTGGGGCGTGGCCGTGCTTAACCTTTGCCATGCCACGTTGCCCCGTTGTCGTGCGAATGAAGCCCCTGAGCCACGGCCATTTTATTGACGGAGCGCCCAGCCAACATCTCAGCTTGAATAATTCTCTGTTTGGCCAGAGCCGATCCTGTTGCGAGTATTCTTCTGTAGATGCAGGCGTCCGTCACGCCGTCACGCTGGGCATCGGTGAGCCCCTCGAAGGCGATCCCGCCGGCTGCCCCGACGCGGGGCTTTATGAGCCCGGCGGCGAGGCGGTTGGACACGAGCGCAATGACTTTCTGGACCTCGGTCTTGCGCTCGGAGATGGTCTGCTGGGCTTTGAGCCTCGTGTCGCAGGGCATGGCGCTTACTCCCCCCGGTTGGCTTCGAAATCTGCGCCGTAGTCGTAGCCCATATCGAAGGGCAGCGGCTCCGGAGTGGGTGCCTGCACCTCTGGTGCCTCGCCCAGGTCGATCGCCCGTGCCTGGACATCAGGAGCCTCTACGGTGCCGGATGGGCCATCCAAATCGAGGAAGGATGTCCGGGCCGACAGGAGAGCTGCAACTGCTTCATGGTCCACGGCTACGGCTGCCTGCTCGCCCGCAGCGGTGATCTTGGTCGCGGCCGATCGCGCAGCCGCAATTGCATCCTGCACTCGCTCCTGGGCGGCCGGCGAGAGCATCGCTCCCAGGCTCTTTGCCTTCTTGGCGGCAGAGCGAATCCCTTCAGCGTCCAGGTTGCGCACACCCAGAGCCATCCCGTCGATCAGCTCCCGCAGCTCGCCCTTGATGGAGCGAACCGCTTCGGCATCGTTCGGATTGACGCGGCCGGCGATGACGTTGACGGTGATGCGGCTGAGCTGGGCAGTGGCGTTGAAATTGTCGGCCACCCGGCGGGCGTCGATGATGGCCTGCTCCAGCTCAGCCGCCTTTTCCTCGGGGCAGAGCAGCCCGAACGAGGATTGGGCACAATGCTTGACGATGATCTGGCGAGCCAAGGAGCGTTCCTTGATGGCTCGCTCGTGCTCGGCTGCATCCCGAACCATCTTCTCGGTTTCCCAACGGGTGACGATTTCACCATCGATCGACCTGAGCGCTGGCTCAAGGTCGGTTGTCCGGTAGGACACGTTGCCCGTGATGCTGGTCTTGAGTGAGACCAGGAACCCGGGGCGGAGCGTAGTGGCTTGAAGAGTCATCTCAGTTCTCCCGTGCTGTATGGTAGGGACGGACTGTAGCAGATTGCCACAGCCCGTCAAGAGCTATTTCAGAGATCGATCGTCCGGCCAGCAGGAGCCTTGCGGGCTGCCAGCTCGTCTGGAGTGGTGGCCTCGACGCTGGTTGCCATGCGGGCACGACCTTTGGCCCAGCTGCGCAGCGTCGCGATCTTCTCGGCTGCAGTCTTGGCCAGAGGCACCACGGTCTTCGCGGCGGCGATAAGGTCAGCTGTGGTCAGCTCACGTTCGCCGTCGTTGAAGGACACGAAGAGCGCATCCGGCACCAGGGCGGCAATCTCCGAGCCTGTGAAGCCCTCGGTTGCCGCCACGATTGCTGCCGCGTCCAGGTCTTTCCCATTGCGTCCGTGAATCTTGAGAGCTGTTCCCAGGATGGCGGCACGCTCGATCTGCGTGGGCAGGTCCACAAACCACAGCTCGTCGAAGCGGCCCTTGCGCAGCAGCTCCGGAGGTAGCGCGGTGACATCGTTCGCAGTGGCGATGACGAAAGCCTCGCCCTGGCGCTCCTGCATCCACGAGAGAATGGTTCCCAGCGCATCCGACGAGACGCCCCCGTCCGCCGAGCCCGACGTGGCACCCTGCAGGGCCTTCTCGATCTCGTCGAGCCAGACCACGCAGCGGCCGACTGCCTCGATCACCTTGATGGCCTTGCGCAGGTTGCCTTCGCTCTCGCCCACGAATTTGCTCTTGAGCGAGCCCACGTCGAGGCGGATCAGGGGCACGCCCCATGCCGTGGCAATCGCCTTGGCGGTGAGCGACTTGCCGCAGCCCGGGACACCCACGAGGAGGCAGCCCTTCGGGGCAGGGAGCCCATAGGCACGGGCCTTCGGGCTGTAGGCGCTCTTACGAGCGACCAGCCAACCCTTGAGCAGGTCGAGACCACCTACCGCGTCGAGCCCGCCCGGGATCGGATCGTACCATTCCAGCACCCGTTCGCGGGCAATGACGCGGCGCTTTTCCTTGGCTACGGTGGGCGCGTCGATTCGACGGAGCTGCACCAGTGAGCGAGCATAGCACGCTGCCGCCTCCTCTCCTGAGAGCCCTACTGCAGCGTCTACAGCTGAGTCCCTGGCACCATTGGGGGCTGCTGTCGCCTGCATATCTGTGGGAAGTGAACCTAGAGCTGCGTCGAGTATCGATGCAATTTCGGTTCGGTCTGGGAGCGGTAGTTCAACGACCGTGGCGTGACCTGCCAGCTCCGGAGGGATCTCCGACACCGGAGTGAGGATGATCAGCGCTTGAGCGTTGTCGCGCTTGATGGAGGGCAGCAGCCTCGCGAGATTGCGCAGTGCCCGCTGCGTGGTGGGGCCGACCGGCCCAGAGAGCCAGTAGGGCATGTCGCGCAGGATCCAGGCAGTGCGGCCTTCGATGCGGGTATTATTGCCCTCGGCAGCGTCCTTGACGACAGCCAGGACAGCAGCTGGATCCTGGGTATCGCCCAGGCCATCGACCGCCTTGCCGCCGATCTCGCAGATGCCGGCGGCGCAATCCCAGGTTTTTACGGCATAGCCGGCGGCGCTGGCCGCCTCGATCAGGAGAGCCTCGGCTCGGGCCTCCTCGCGGGTAATGAGGTAGATCAGCGGATTGCGAGCCCGCAGCAGCGCCGAGATGTCGGCGGCGACGAGCTGGCCCTTGGTCTTCGTGGTGGTCATGTTATGCTCCCGTGCTTGGTTTCAGAGAGGATAGGGCAGGCCCATGTTGGGCTCGTTGCAGGCTTCCAGGTACCCTTCCCGGGCGTCCAAGGTGTCATCGGCCGCTTGGCTCCCGTTGCGCATGTCATGCTCGCGAAAGCAGGGCCAGCAAGCGACGAGCCCGGTGTCCTTCGGCCCCAGGCAGAGTGGGCAAGTGTGGCTCTTGCGGACGAGTGGGTGATCCATGATTTCGCTCCAGCTGTTTATCGTGCAACAATAGGACAATGAGCCATGATGTGGCAGATGTCAACAGCTATTCTGCTGTCCGGGATAACTTTCGTATGGGCAGGGGACCTACCGGACAGCACGCTCACCCCAGGAGCATGTAAGAGCATGGACATACACACTCTTTGCACCACGAAATGGGGCAAAGATGCCCGCCACGTCACTGCGGCGATGAAAGCCAAGGTATTTCAAGAGTATGGTTTGACCGATAACAGCGATACGAGCGATTGCGAGCCGGATAAGCATGGTCGCCACCACGAGGTCGATCATCTCTGCAGCAGGGAGCTGGGAGGCGAAGACGTGGTCGAGAACCTGTGGCCGCAATGTTACAGTGGTAAATGGAATGCAGTCATGAAGGATCGGCTAGAGAACAGGCTGCACAAGGAGGTCTGCGCTGGCGAGATCACGCTCCCCGAGGCGCAACGCGCGATCACCAGCGACTGGATCAAAGCGTACAAAGAGCGCTGGCCGCAATAGCCTATTGCGTTTCACGCGAGACAAGCTTAGTCTCTGATTCTCAACCAGAGCTGATGGCTGGTGTCCTCAGTGGGTGCCCCGGACAGCGTAAGAGCCGGGGACCCGAATCCACGACACAAGGAGCCTTCCATGAAGATCGTTTTGCAGCCTACCCGCCTCAGTGGCGGCAAGGTCAAGATTGGTGGCGAGAGCCCCAGCTTCGGCCCGATCAAGAGCTAACCTGAATGCGGTAGGTGCCTTGGACCGTCCTCGTTCGCGGTCCACTATGATCGCTAGGCACCTCGCAAGCCGTCGAGGCGGGCCGCATGTTTCATGTGTGTCATGACCTGCTCGAAATGTGGCAAATCCCGGGATGTGCCGAATCAACGCTATTGCAGCAGTTGTCACGCCGGGTTCCAGAAGGAATGGCGGGCCAAGCGCAAGAAGCAGCTAAAGCATTTGATCAGGGCGTCGCTCGACCATGCCATCACCAAATATGGCAAGGAGGGCGAGGCGGCTCAGGGTGCTTTGATGCTCATCCCCCCTGAAAGCCGGGAGGCTAAGCGTATCGTCTACGCCGACAACCCGGGTGAGGCGATGATTGCGTGGCACCGTGAGCGTGAGGCCGACGCATGACACGGCGTAGCCACGGCATCCTCGTGGCATTCTGCGCCACGATGTGGTTCGGGGGTGTTGTTCTCGTGCTGCTCTATTACCTGCTCGAAAAATGAAGCAGGACACGCTCGAATTTTCCGCCATCGAAGCGGCCTACGCCTCGGAACTGCAGGAGCTGTTCACGATCCTGGTGGCGAATATCATCGATCTACAGGACGAGGTGGAAGCTCTCAAGCGCTTCGAGGCCGGCCTAGGGATAGTTCGCAGGGCTTTCATGCTGGTGAAGGAGTCCAAGGCGCTATGAATCACAGTGGGCCACGTGAAACGCAGTCATCCCCCACGGAGGTTGGCCGGTCCATGCAGGCGATGCGATGGCGCATGAAGCTGACGCAGCAGCAGTTCGGGGAGCTGCTTGGCGTCACCAAGGCCACGATATGCCACTGGGAGCGAGGCAACATGTCGAAGGTAGCTCGCAGGATGGTCCAGCTGCAGTTGGAGAACGAGCGGCTCAAGCTCGACATAGAGCGGCACATGCGGGAAAAGATTGAGATGGCCGGCATGATCGCCAAGCTGCGTGAAGGACTACTCGACAAGTATTACTCGAAGCGTGACACGGTCGATGCGTGAGATGCTTGCGGAGATCGATGCCCCCAGCTTCAATTGCGGCATCGTGCTCCAGGACGACAAGGTGGTGCGGACTGCACCTATCGTCTATTGGATGAAGGGCTGGACCAGGGAAAAGGTGCGAAATTACTGCAAGCTCATGAGATACAAGGTGAAAGTGATCTGGGAGATGGATCGGGTGCAGGCGATCGACATGCGTCAAGAGTGGCTAAAAGTGTTCGAGATACTCGAAAATAGCCAGAGATAGCCAGAGATGTCAGGATCGAAGCCCGGTGAGCGTCGTGGGGGTCGTAAGAAGGGCTCCAGGAACAAGGCCGCGAACAAGGTGCAAGCTCCCAATCCTGTTGGCGTGAGCATGCTCGACATCATGGTGGCTCAAGCTCGATGGGCACACGAGGAGGCACCGAAGATCCTGGAGGCAATCAGGGCAGCTGCTACAGACAGCCCGAGTGCGGCCCTAGCTATTTACGACAAGATGGTCTCAACTCGGGACTACGCCGCGAAATGGGCGAAACAGGCCGCAAGCTTCTTTCATCCTCAGCTGGCCGCAGTAGCGCACAGGCACATGGACGCAGATGGCTCTAGCTTACGACCCACCGTCAACGTCATCATCAGGAGCGAGTCCGGCGTCACCACGCCCGCCCGCATTGGATATTCTCCTCTGGGAGAGGCAGGGCCAAGCCCTGATGACAGCCGCAACTGAGGTGCTGTATGGGGGAGCTGCGGGAGGCGGAAAGAGCTATCTGATGCGAGCTGCATCAGTGATCTGGTGCATGGATATCGCCGGGCTGCAGGTTTACCTCTTTCGCCGCATCTACGAGGATCTGATCAAGAACCACATAGAAGGCCCGAAGGGCTATCGTGCCTTGCTAGCGCCGCTGATCGATAAAGGCTGGGCTCGGGTGCTCGACGATCGGATCAGGTTCTACAACGGGAGCCAGATCTACCTCTGTCATTGTCAGCACAGCGGCGATGAGACGCGATATCAGGGCTCGGAAATCCATGTCCTGCTCATTGACGAGCTTACGCATTTTCTGGAGCCGATGTATCGCTTCCTGCGCAATCGTGTTCGCATGATCGGGATCAAACTCCCGAAGGAGGCAGATGGCACTGAGCGCTACGCTGGCCAATTTCCTCGCATTCTCTGCGGTTCTAATCCTGGATCGATCGGTCATTTGTGGGTCAAGAACACCTGGATCACGCAGAAACAGGAGATGATCATCTACAAGCAGCCTGTGATCGAAGGCGGCATGCTGCGGCAGTTCGTGCCGGCCAGACTAGACGATAATCCGAGCATGCTGCAAGATGATCCCGGCTACGAATCGAGGCTGGAAGGTCTCGGCTCGAAGAGCTTGGTCGCCGCGATGCGCTGGGGCGACTGGGATGTTGTCGAGGGCGCGTTCTTTGATTGCTGGAGCCACGAGAAGCATGTTCTCCCGCCGCATTCTTTTCCGAAACATTGGCTGCGCTTTCGCAGCATGGACTGGGGCTCTGCTTCACCCTTCTCGATCGGCTGGTGGTACGTCGTCCAGGACGACTGCTACCTCGAAGATGATGGCATCTCCGCTCGACTTACAGACGCAGCTGGACGCGAACTATGCGTTGACGATAACCCGCAGCCTAGAGACGATGGTATCGAACCATGGAAGGGAGGCACAGACGATCCATGGCTATCAGGGCGGCCCCGTGGCCTTGCTCCCTGGGGAAAACGTGACGTTCCTCCCGGACAAACCGATGGCATGGCACTGGATGAACGACTGGCAGAGGCAGGCTTACGACGAGGGGAGGATGACAGTGCCGGCAGTGATACTGGATCCGAAGACGAAAGAGCGGCACCTCCTCTACACGATCTGCACGGGAACAGAGCAGCACGGAAGCGTCGTCTCCTACCACGTGGAGCAATCGTGCGATACCGGGAGGACTACGGCGATTCAGAAGGTGTTACGGCCAAAGGGCTGAAGCTCGATGCCGATGCCGTCGCCAAGCGCATCGTGCTCCGTGAGCTGGACGATCCCAAGCTGGGCTATGGCGTGCTCGATCCCAGGTGCTTTGCGGTAGACGGAGGTCCGAGCATTGCAGAGCGCATGAACAGCGTGCTGGTCAAATTCCGCATGGCGTCCTTCAGGAAAGCCGACAATCGAAGAGTTAATATCAGGATGTCCCGTGATGCCGGCGGGCCTTTGAGTGGTTGGGATTCGATGCGAGCACGCATGATCGGCAAGCGCATAACAAAAGATCATGGACACGAGTATGTTTCTATGATCTATTGTTTCTCCACCTGCTTCGATTCGATCCGCACCATTCCGGTGCTGCAGCATGATACTGCACGAGCCGAAGACCTGAACACGCACGGGGAGGATCATGCGGCCGACGAATGGCGATACGCATGCATGTCGAGGCCATGGCTGAAATCCACGCCAGAGCCTCTGATGCCGCGAGACGGCTATACCGATCCGCACGAAGAGCTGGTGAGCGATCGGTTCATGACGCTGTAGAGCGAGTGTTGCGTCCGTTGGTGGCACGGCAGATCCGCCAAGGTGATTCGTTCGGGTTGATCTTTAGGATTTGGAAGCGGGCAAACAGGGGAAGGCAATGAGAGAATACGAGAAGAGCACGAAGACATGGAATTACCGAGACGAGCTGGACGAGGAGGGTATCGAGCAGCGCATCGAGCATGAGCAGCGAGGCTCGGCTGCGCTGCTCGCGTTGCTGCAGCTGCATCATGACATAGACAGCGTCCATGCCAACACCGTCCGCGAAAAGAGAGGGAGAATCTGGGATGCGCGAAAAACTATACCCCGATCTGCGTCGCAATAGGGCAATGGCGATCGTCGGCTACGTCCAGCAGGCGCTGGAGCCGTGGATAGCTCGGCTTGAACATCATGAGCATAGTATGGGTCCACCCGCTGGCGGTGGTAATCCTCGCCGCGATATCAATCGCGTATTGTTTGATCTGTTCTATACCGTAGGGGCAGAGATCATCACCGAGGCTGATCGCATCAATGCCGGGCTCGATCCAAGAGATCGTTTTGGGCTTACAGCGCGAGAGCTGAGCATTCTTGATCAGCGTCTCGCAAGGAGCATGCTGGAAACATTCCCTCCGATGGTGCCAGCAAAGAAAGAAGCATGAAGCTCGACTCGCGATTGCTGTTTCTGTGCGTGCACCTGAAGTGGCGCGAGAAATGCGATTGCTGGCATTTGTGTGCCGTGAGGTTTCCGGCATGAGCGACTGGCTTCCTCTGATCCTGGTTCTCGTCATGTTGGTTTATTGCCTAGCCAATGCCTGAGCCCCGCAAGTTCCTTCCGCCGACGAGCGAGGATCGCAAGATCGTTCGTGAGGTTGCCGAGCGCATCGGCGGCCCAGGAGCAGTGACGCTGTACGGCATCGAGAAGCCAAACGATCAGCTCGCCTATGGACTGATCCTGGAGTATGGCCAGGAGCGCAAAGTGATCGAACGCGAGTATCCATTCCTGGATGTCATGGAGATCGCGAACCTATACGAGCAGTGGCGCGACACGAGGTTGTATCAGGCGCACGAGAGCAGATGGAGCACGGTGCCGCAGTGAGGTGTATGTGGACGACAATAGGCGTCCCGAAGATCATGGCACCGATCAGAGTTATGCTCACCCCGCAGCAGGTCGAGCGTGCTCGCTCGTTTGCTCAGTTCGCCCGTGAGGAATCCAGGAGAATAGGATGCACGGACAGGCTCGCAGGCAGGCCAGAGGTTGATGACGGCGGCTATTGCGGCGAGCTGGCGTGGCACGAAGGGCTCGGGCTGGAATGGGAGCCTCGCGTCAACAGCTTCAAGGATCCCGACTACGGCAGGAACGTGCAGATAAGATGCTCTCGCTGCAGGAAAGAGTATCCGCCGCTGGACTTTGGCCGGATGTCCGTGAAGCCCAATGACAATCCTGCGCACAACTACACGCTGATAGTCGGGCATGCACCCAATTATCTGATCCAGGGCTGGATGCCGGGCAGCGATGCGAGGAATGACAAATACTGGGATAAGGTGGGCGACGAGCAGTCCGGGGGGTGGTTCGTTCCGCAGGCTGATTTGAACCGCAATATGAGCGAGCTGCTTCGGTTGCAAGTGTAAGAGCACACAACCGGCAAAAGCATGTTTCGGATTTATTTTTGCCTGAGATCTCAGAACCCAAATGTGGCATCTGATACTCGATCTGATAAAACACGAATCAGCTGTGCTATAATAGCCTCGTCAGCCGGTGGATCGGCTGACGGGCTCTTTGACAACTGAATAGGAGATCGAGATGAAAGCTATAGAGAAGCTTGCGCTCGTGCGCAAG